ACTGGTCGACGCTGGAGGTGAATTCTTCCAGGCCACCGGCCAGGCCGACCAGCCGCTCGCGCGCGCCGACCGACTTGAGCCCGACCGAGTCGAACACCATGCCCAGCGAATCCGTGACCACCGTGACAGCCTGGTAGTTGGTCGCCACGCGGGACAGCGTCTCGAGGTAACCCTCGCCCACTTTCTGGAACTGGCCCAGGCCATCGACACCGAACGCCGCCAGGTCGTCGCCCACCTTCGAGAAGACGGCCGACAACTCTTCCTGGATCTCAGCGCCGGTCAGCCCCTTCAGGCTCACCTTGCCAATGTCGACCACGAACGAACTGAGCTTGGCGGTGAAGTCATCACCGCCGATACCGATCAGGCTGCTGGCCTCGATGACGGTCTGGTACAGCGACGTGAGCACGCCGGCGATCTGCCGGTTGCCCTCGGCGCCCAGGCCTTCGATCTTGCTGCTCGTGCTGCCGCTCGAGAACAGGCCGCCCGACTTCTTGATGTCAGCATACTGTGCCGCATCGGTGCCGCCGTTCAGGATGCTTTCGAACGACGCCTTCGTCAGCAGGAAGCCGGTATCTTCCACCGTTTTCTTGCCGCCAAAAATGCTGCTGCCGATCTTGCTTAGGAAGTTGCCATCAGCAGAAGCGAACTGCTTGCCGTAGTCGCCGGCCACGCCGGTGGACTGCACCAGGAACGATGCGAATTGCCCGATGCCTGCCTCGATGTTGCGCAGCGATGCCAACATGCCGTCGCTGATGCGCAGGCCCTGGAGCGTTGCACCTTCGATGGCGTCGATCGAGTTAGCGATCGATTCAGACTTGGCCGAGCTGTCGCCCAGCGCGCTGCCGGTGCCCTGCTTGTCCTGCCGCTGCTGGGACAGTGGCACGCTGCTGCCGCCCACGCCGCCCATGATGCTCGCGCCGATAGCCACGACAGCCGCCAGCGTGGCTGCGCCGGCCGCCAGGTTCAGCGGAAACGGCAGCGAGGCCATGGCCTTGACCACCGCAGTAACGCCCCAGGCGCTTGCCTCGGTCGCGGCCAGACCAGTCGACGCTGCGGTCGCTGCCGCTTCGCCGGTGATCTTGGTCGCGTTCAGCGCCGTGTTGGCCACCACCTCGGTCTGCTTGAAGAAGATCTTCTTCGTCATGGTCGACAGCGCCATGGCCAGCTCGGTGGCGCGGTACGCACGCTCGACGTTGGACAGCACGCCGTAGCCCTTGCTGCCCTCGGAGAAGAAGCCCTTCGCCGCTGCGGCCATGTCGCCGTAGCCGCTCAGGCGCGATTTGACCTCGTCGGCATTGATGGCTGCCGTGGCCACCGCGAAGTCTTTGGAGTCCCGGGCATATGCAGCTGCAGCAAGTTGCCGCTTCTTGTCGACTTCAGCCTGCCGGATACCGTATGCATCCACAGCAGATACCAGCTGGGTCATCGAATCGCCGGCCGCACCGAATGCACCTTTCAGTGCATCGCCGAAGCTCTGCGCCTTCGTCGGATCGAGAAGGCGGTCGAGTTCTTCGCCGGCCTTCTTGGCCGCGTCCATCCCTTCCATCTTCGACACCGCGCCGGCGCTGCGCTGCTTCGCGCTGATCAGGTTTTCGAGACTCTCGATTTCGTCCAGGGTCAGGCCCAGGGTCGAGCGCTGCGCCAGCTGATCCTGCAGGCGGGCCAGCTCCAGCGCCTCGATCGCCGACTTGGTCAGGCCGTACGTGCTGGCCAGTTCCTCGTTGCGCACGGCCTCTGCCTCAGCATCCTGGGCGCGCTTGGCGTAGATGCTGCTGGTCGCTTCCAGTCCCTTCGAATAGCTGTCTTGGAAATCGCTCAGTTCCTTCAGCGCGCGCAGGCGTTCGTCTTCAGCCTGCTTGACGAACGGCTGCATGCCGATGTACTTCTCGACCGTACCCGCATATTCGGAGAGGGACTGCTTGCCGGCCTGGTAGCCTTTGTACAGCTTGGCCAGGTTGTCGAAGAAGGCCGGATCGAGGCCAACTGACTTGCCGTTGATCCGGTCGAGCAGCGCCTCGTATTCTTCCAGGGCCTTCGCAGCCTCCTTGGCTGCGACGTCGCTCGTCTGCTTCGGCAGGGATGGCTTCGGCTTTTCACCGGTCCCCGCGCTCGGGGCGGCAGGCATCGCAACGCGGTTCGCGAGCCGCGCCCGATACGCCTTTTCGAACTGGTCGGAGGGGGCGCTATTCAGCTCCTCAACGCTTTTCAAGCCATCTGCGATCGCCTTGTTCAAATCGCCAAACGACTTTTTTACATCCTTGAGTCCATCGCCTCCCTTGAACGATTCGTAGATTGCTTCCACCGGGCTGATCAGCGCGACGTCATTTACGGTAGCGAAGCCTGCCCGGACACCTTTCAGCACGTCCCATGCAACGCCGGTGGATCGCGCAAACGTAGCAATCGCATCAGACGCCTTTGCAAAGCCAAGGCCGAGATCGTCAGCCCAAGATGACCACTCACCCTTCTTGATCGTTCCCTGCTGCTTGTACACGTCAGAGAACGCGCCGGCGACGTCCCGCAATGCCGGGGCGAGGGCAACGGCAGCAGACGTGGCCAGCTCTTTTACTTCGAGTTTCAGGAATCCAATTTCGTCCTGGAACGCCGCCGCCGCGGCGGCTGCCGCGCCGGACGTGCCAGCGACACTGTCATAGTTCTCCGCCAGATCGTTCAGGAATGGCAAGATATCTGCGCCTGACTTACCGATGAGATTATTCACCAGCGCCGTCTTACCTGCGTCGTCACGATAGTTTTGCAGGCTTTTTGCGACCTCGACCAAGACGACAGACGGATCGCGCAACCCACCCGCTGCGTCACGCGATGAGACGCCGAGGGCCTTGAGGCTCTTGGCAACTTTATTGCTGTCCTCATCCACGCCCGCCATGCCGCGCGACAGTTTCGTCAGCGCGCCATCGATCCCACCCATGTCTTCGCCGAACACAGCGGCAAGCCTCTGAATCTTTGACAGGCTCTCAACCGATGACCCGGTCTTCTGTGCCATGCCGTCGAGGTCGGCCAAGTCGTTGATGGCGTCGCTGACCATTACAGCTGCAGCCGCGCCGGCTGCAGCAACTGCTGCAGCAACAGCGAGAAACGCGACCTTGGCACCCTCAGCCAGATCGGACAGGCTGCCGAACGATGATTCGCCGGCCTCTTCCTGCTCGCGCAGCTTGGCGATCATGTCGGCCGCCGCGTCGCTGACGCCCAGCTGCTCGGCGCGCAGGGCGGCCAGCTCGGATGCGGACTTGCCGATACCCTCGGTGCGCGAGCGCAGGCTGTCGAGGAACTTGGTCGAGTCGTCGAGCTTCCGCTGGGCATCTGCCGCGAGCGCGCTCTTCTTCGTCATTTCGTCCAGCTGCTCTAGGTACGGACGCAGGGCGTTGACGTTCAGACCGCGCGCGTTGGCCAGCGCCTCGTAGTACTGCGCCGAACCTTTGGCGCCGGCATTCATCGTCGCCAGCGTGCGCTGAATCGAGTCGGCCATGCTCTTGGTTGCGCGGTCCATGCGACCCGCTGCCACGCCGGCGCCGTCGCCGGCCGTCTCCATGCCTGGCGTGCTGGCGACACCTTCCAGGGCCGCCGTCGTTTTCTTCGCGCTGGCCTCGAGGTTATCGAGATTCTTGCCGGTCTTGGCGGTCGCGTCATCGACCGTGCGCAGACCTGCCTCGACGCCACTCGCGTCGGCGGTGATCATGATTGTTGCGTTGTTGACAGTATCGCTCATGTCCCGCCCATAAAAAGGCCACCCGTAGGTGGCGGTCCAGCTGGTTATTCTTTGCGCATCGCCTGCAGCGCTGCCGATTCCATGACGCGAACGTCGGTCATCAGCTCCTGCCAGTCAGCGCGCGGCGCGTCGATCATGCGCAGCGCCACCGGCAGCGCCGCGTAGTCCAGGCCAGTGGGCCCTGCCATCCCGATCCGCCATTGCGTATCCATCGCGCAGAACAGCAGATAGGCCTGGTAGTTCTGCGGCCAGATTTCGCAGGACGTTGTCACGTCTTCTCGGGTCAGGCCGGCCACCTCCAACTCCGCGTCGGTGGGGCCTGACTCGTACATCGCCGTGGCAACGTCCTTTAGTTTTTTGCGCGGGCGCCCGTCACCTCGCCGATGAACTTATCCAGGACAGCGCGGGCGGCACCGATGTATTTCTGAGTCAGCTTCTCGACACCGGTCTTGTTGAACGGTTCGTCGAGGTCCCAGCCGCGGGTGATGTCCATAAGCGCATCGACGTCTTCGGCGCCCTTGAGGCCATCGACGAATTCTTTAAAATCGTCGCGGGGCATCCAGGCGAATTCCCATTCGACGTCGGCAGTACGGCCGCCTGGCACTGGGATAGCGACGGTTGCCTTGAAGGTTGCTTCAGCGGCCAGGGAGAGTTTTGCTTTTGCCATGATATTTTTCTTTCAGGTGGGTATAAAAAATGGCCCGCGAGGCGCTACCCCGCGGGCTTGGAAAAGGCCAGCGCCGACCATTCGGCGCCAGCTGGCAACACAGATCAGTAGCGGACGACCTTGTTCTGCAGCGAGAAGATCGACTTCACCGCCATCACGCTGCCCTTGGCCAGGCTCGGCGACTCGTTGAACGAGCAGTAGCCTGCGTACAGCAGTACGCCACCACCCGGGATCAGGCCGCGCAAGCAGGTCAGCGCCACGCCATCCGACACTTTCTTCAGTGCACCGTGGTGCAGCAGCGACTTGTCGTCGGCGGTCGTCAGCGTGACGGTCGTGGCGGTGAAGCCGTCCGGCAGCATTACCGGGGCGTCGCTGTCCAGGAGCGGCACTTCCACGTTCTTGCCGTCGCCGCCCGAGATTTCGGCGCTGGTCACGCCAGTGATCGGCACCCAAGTCGTGATCTTGCGGACGGTGCCGGTCCCGGCGCCAGCCGGGAACAGGCTGGTGTCGGTGGTGTCCAGACCCTCGATCGTGAACGAGGTAGCAGTTGCAACCTTCACACGGAACACGCGGCCATTAGCCTTGCTCCAGCCGCCGGTGTACTCGATGAAGTCGCCAACGGCGAAGGTGTTGGTGGCGGTGCACACCGCCTCCGCGGCATTGGTCGCTGCGGTGACGCTGACGGCTGCAGCGAAAACGGTCGCCAGAGCGAACGCGATGTTATTTGGCAATTGCATATCGGCCTTTCAGGGGTAAAGCCCGGAAGCCGGGCATAAAAAAACCGCCCGGCTTTCGCGGGGCGGCTTGTGGGTAAAGGTGGAACGGGTCAGCAGAACAGCATGAAGTCCTGCATAGTCCCGCGTAAATTGGTTTCTTCGTCGTACGTGGCCACGCGGCCGCTTGCGACTTCGACCTGCAGCGCGGTGGCGGAGCGCAGCGCGTCCTCGACCAGCATGCCGATCTCGGACGCCTCGATGCGGCGCTCGCTCCAGACGTTGACCTGGATGCGCACGTGCTGCTTGTCCGGACGGTCACCGCTCAGGAAGTTCATCGGCTCGCCGCCCACCGCCTGGTAGGTGATGTATGGCTTGGCCGTGCCCACCTCGGCGACGTCGGGGAAAATGCGCCCGCCGGCCAGGTGCGCCAGCGTGCTGTGTACGTGCTCTTCGGGTATCATGATCCGGTCGAGTTCCTGGCCAGTTGTTCGGTCAGCGTGCGCGTCATAGCGTCGACGGCAACCTGCTTCTTGCTTTCGTACGCCGGCCGCATGAACGGGTAGGCCGGCGCGCTGGCCGTGCCGTACTCGAGTTCGGCAGCGCGGCGGTGGGCTTCCCACCCCGTTTTCTTGCCGGTCTTCTTGCTGACCTTTTTGTTGCGCGGCACGAACTTGTGACCGCCCTCGACGAAGCGCCAGTAGAAGGCATCGCTGCCGCCGTACGTACCGGCGCGCACCGTGACCAGGTAGACCTGGCGGTTCGCGCCGTCGGATTCCTCATCGAGCCGCTTGACGATGATGTTGTTGTGGATCGTGTAGGTCTTGGCCCGCGCACGCGCGTTGCGTTTCGCTTCTTCGCGGAATGGCTCAGCACCAGAGAACCCGACAGCGCGCAGCCCGTCCTCGTTGATCGCGCTGGCGACCTGGTCGACGGTCTGCTGCACGGCGGCCATCATCTGCGATGTGTCGAAGCGGATCATGATGTCGACTCGCAGATCAGGAACATGAACCGACGGTCGCTATTGTCCGGCGGCGCCGACTTCACGTCGTACACCTTCGACTTGAACAGGACACTCACGCCAGTGTCGACGTCGGGCCGCGCGCGGATCCGTATCGAGCACTTGACGATCGCCGTGTCAGCGCCGGCGCGCATCACCTCGGCGCCCGACTGGAACAGCACGTTGGCCCACACGGTGGCAATGTCCACCGGCGCATCAATTGGCTGCCCGATCTTATCCTTGCCGGCGCTGCGCCGCAGCGTGATGCGATCGTTCATCACAGGTACACCCGCGCGCGATCGAGCAGGCCGCCCAGGAATTCACTCTTGGGCGTGCCAGCCGGCGCGAAGTGCTCGGCGACCTTCCCCAGGATGTATCCCCTGATCTCGTCCGGCACGGTGCTGTCGTCGACGCCGTAGCCGCACGAGTACTGCACCTCGACTGCGCTGATGCGCGCCTGCGTCGCCGGCCAGCCGCGGCCCGGCGCCGGCACGATGTAGCCCGGCTCACTTTCGTTGTCGACCAGGTAGTCGTCTGGATGCAGGACCTGGCGCACGCCGGCGGCGTCGTAAAACTTGATGTGCTCGACAGTCAAGATCGGCGGGTACTCGAGCACGAAAGCGGCAGGGAATTCGTCGAGCGTCAGCCGGTAGGTCTGCTGCACCAGCGCGCGGCCCGTCTCGTGCTCGGCATCGCGCGTGTGCTGTCCGATGGCCCGGATCAGCTCGACGTCGGCTTCGGTGCCGTCCAGGCGAGCCGTCACGCGCGCTTCGTCCAGCGACACGGCTAGCGCCACGGGCGGGGTAATCAGTCGCAGGCTCATCGAGTCACCTTTCCGCCACCGGCGCCGACTGGCGCGCGGGCATATCTCGGCGTGACAGGCTTCGGCTCGGCCTTTGGCTGCGCACGCGCGGCCAGATCGCGCTCGAGCTGCGCGCGCACGGCCGGCAGTTTGGAAACGTCGTATGTCATGGATCCACCTTGTTGAACCAGGTCGTTTTGTCGAATCGTTCGCCGTTCACGCACGTCACGCGCGCCACCCACTTCCAGTCGTCCGGCGGGTCTTCGGCGACAGGGCCCAGCAGCGCGACAACGTAGGTGCGCTCGATCCCCGCCAGCGAGGCGGTGACGATCTCGGGCTGCTCGACCTGTGCTACCCCGACCAGCACCAGCACCACGGACTCCGCGGTGGTGGCCCGGTCTGCCAGCTCCTGGGTGATGTCGGCGCCGTAGTGGCTGATCTCGTCAGGGTCGCGATCGACCACCCACTTGTCGCCGACCTTCGTCGGTTCTTGCATGCTCATTCGAACCTCGTAATTCTGCTGCCGCTCCCTTCGAAGGGCGTGATGCGTGAGCCGCTGCCCTCGAATGGGGTGATACGGCTACCGCTGCCTTCGAAGATGACCAGCCGCGATGGGTGGATTTTGGAAATATCGAACGCCTCTCCCCTCGCCGAGAAGCTCAGCGTCACTGGACCGCCGGACAGCTGTAGGCCCGCGGGCGACACCATCAGGCGCCGGCTGACCAGTGTGCGCACCGCGCTCGCCGCCAGCGCCAAGCTCGCGGGGGTGACGCGCAGCCGACGCGCAACGCGCATGCCGACATTGCCGCCAGTGAGCGACATCGCCGCGGCGGAAACCGACAGCGTGTAGGAGCCAGGCTCGGGCTTCGGTGCGTACAGCATCGACACCTGGCCGCCGGCCATGACCATTGCCGCTGGCGCCACGGGCAGCCGGCGCGACACACGTCCCACAACCTGGCCGCCAGTTATAGCCATCGCCGCCGGCAGCACGCCAAGCCGACGCGAGGCCAGCAGTGCGACGTCGCTTGTCGCAAGCGTCAGCGCGGATGGTGCGACGGTCAGCTTCCGGCTGGCACGCAGCCCCACCTGCCCGGGCGCAATGACCAGGCTGGCCGGTTCCGTCCGCAGCTGGCGCGAAACACGCATACCGACCTGACTGGCTGTAATAGCCATTGGCGCGGCACCAACACTCAGCGTGTAGCCCGCAGCCAGTGCGGAAATATAATCGTCTTCCTCTGGCTCTGCGAAAATCTGCCACGGGTTCGCAGATAATCTTCGGGCAGTCTCGGAAGCCAATCCCCTGCTGAAGCGCGTGTGGGCGTACATGGTGACGTTCGCCAGATTCGCGCCTGCAGCGTTACTTGCCCCGATGAAGCCGATCGATCCGCCCATCGACAGAGAAAAGCTTCTCGCTATTGAAAACTTTTCGACACCATCCAGAAATCCCCGAAAGGTGGTCCCGTCGTAGGAGTAGACCGCGACGTGAGGGTTCGTATCGTTGACAGCAATTTGGCTTCCGGGTCGGGGGTCGGATCCAGAATAGCCTTGGGCGAAAAACTCAATCGTGTTTGCCACATAGCCGAGAATGATCGCCGACTGAGAGAGTCCCGAGCCGTCCATGACCAGGTACTTATTAGCCTGGCCTGTCGCATTTAGCTGGAACGCTACCATGATCGCGAACTGATTGCCGCTGCCGATGGTGCGCCCTCCGGAACTGACGCGCCAGAAGTTGCTCCCGCTGTTCTGCGAAGCGCCCCTACCAAAACGGCTGCCATTGACTGCATGGCCGTCGCCAACACGAAACAGTCCAGACGGAGCTACTGTTTCGATCTCGGTTGACTGGAACAACGTGAGGCTTTCCAGGCCGAGGTTAAGCCACTCCGGAGAGAGGGCAGCTCGACCTTGCGGCTGATAGCGCATCCCGGTCATTGATTAGCTTCCCGCTGCGAGGTCTGATTCGAAGGTGACGGCGCTGGTGACGTTGCCGTAACAGACAGCGCGCACGCGCCCGATTTCTTTGTCGAGGCGAATGCTGGTCGAAACATCGTCAGCCGAAGCCATACCGCCGCCGAAGCCCCACAGGTCGTAGATCTTGGTCGGCGTGCCGCTTGCCTCGGGCGTCCACTGCCAGACCATCTGGCCGGCAGCTGTCACGGTGCCGCCGGTGTTTCGAATGCGCCCGCCCAGAACGCCGCCGTTGAACGCCGAGACGTCAATCCAGGGGCCAATGCCGAGCGCGTTCGGCGATGCTTTCGTTCCGCCTGCCGGCACCGCCACGGCGGCCAGGATCGGGACAGGCGTTTTCGTTACTGCTGCCATGGTTTATCTGATCCGTCAGGGTTGTAGAGCGCAGCAGCGACCTGCTGCGCGGTATATGGGTCAGGCTCGAGGCCAAGCGCGCACAACGCTTCAGCATCGGCCGGCGAGATCGCGTCGGGCCCGAACGAACGGAGCGCACCCTGCGCCAGCGGCGAGCCGATGCTGAGCCAGCCATTGGCCAGCAGTTGCACCACATGGCGCAGCGCCGGCTGCGCCTGGATGAAATCGATCAACTGGTTGCCAGCGTCGATGCCGATGGTTTGCAAGATCACGCCGTAGCCGATCTCGCGATCATTGGCGCGCATGCGCCCGGGCGATAGCAGCGCGGCGATCGCATCGCAATCGCGTGCGGCGAGCGCGTTGGCACAGGCCGGGTTCGAGCGCGCCGCTTGACGCAGCGCTGCTTGTTGTTCTGGCGTCATGATCAGGCCAGCGTCAGTACGCCAGCGCTCGCGTCGAAATCGAGCGTCAGGATTTCGCCATCGGCCAGGGTGATGGTCGAGCCATAGTCGATGTAGCCGATCAACGGCTTATTGGCCGCGGTGTCGTTGTACACAACGGCATAGCGGAAATTGGTGATGGCGCCGCCAGATGCAGTGATCACCTCATCGGCGATCGTCACCTTGGCCAGACCAGAGGCTTCGGCCAGCACCACAGCATCGAGCACATAGCCGCCTGCGACATAGGCGCCGCCCGTGACCTGGGTGATGTCGGCCAGCACTGCGGCTGCGGCAGCCGGCACGGTGTTGGTCAGCGCCGCCTTGAGCGTATGAGCGCCGAAGTTGTGCACGCCACGCAGCACCTGCTCGGCGAAGTCGGGGATTTTTTGCAGAGCTGGCATGTGCAGCCTTTCATTCTTTCCGAGCCAGCGGCGCCAGCTCGATGATTTTCATTCGCCCGCGCCGCTCGTACATCACCGTGGTGACGCCGAGATCGCGGAGCATGTTCAGTGCCGCCTCGTAGGTGGCGCGGTCGATCTTGCCGACGGCACCGTGCACGTAGGTGAACCAGTCAGTCAGGTGAGAGACCGTGATGACTCCGTCATACGGCCGGCGCGCTTCGTAGCCGCCCGGCGCGGAGTACACGCGGATCGTTGAGACCTCGCGGGCCATGTGCAGGTGGGTCATCGCGGTCTGCCTGGGTTACTTCTTGGCGCGTGGCGACTTGGCCGGCTCACCGTCGGTTGCCGATTCGGCATCACCGAAGGCGCCCAACTCGGTGGCTGCGGCTTCCAGTTCGGGCGGGCACTCGTCGCCAGGCTGATACTGGACCGGGTAGATTTCGCCGTCAGGGACGCCGAGGAATGGTTTGACCAGTTGCATTGGATTCTCCAATTAGACAGGGGCCTGGACAGCGCCAGGCCCCGCCAGTGAAGCAGCTGTTACGCTGCTGCGATCTTCAGTGCCTTGAGCACGTCCGGGTTTTGCAGGCCACCGCCGACGCGCTTGGTCGTGTAGAACTGCACGAATGGCTTGTTGGTGAACGGGTCGCGCAGCACGCGCACGCCGGTGCGGTCGATGATCAGGTAGCCGCGCTTGAAGTCGCCGAACAGGACCGGGGTCGAGCTCGCCGCAACATCAGGCATGCCTGGCATATCGATGATGTTGTAACCCAACAGCGTGGCAGGCTGGCCGGCCTGCGCCGAGGGCTGCCACAGGTAGTTGCCTTGGCCGTCCATCAGCTTCCGGAATGCCTTCTGGGTGTTGCGGTTCATCATGAACTTGGCATCGCCGGTGTACTCGTTCGGCAGCTCATAGACCAGATCAATGAGGCCAGCAGCAGTAACAGCACCTGCAGCGCCCGAGTTCACGGTGGCGATGGCACCCCACGGGTGGATCGCAGCGCCAGTGCCGCCGGCCACGTACGTCAGGATGCCGCGCGGCTTGTTGACGCCGTCACCGCTCAGGAACGCCAGGCCTTCCTGGTAAGCGAACTCGGTTTCCACTTCGCCGGCCAGCCACGCCTCGAGGTTGATCTCGGCATCATCCAGCATGCCCTGCGTCGCTGCAGGATTTGCGTAGATCTCGCCGGTCGTGTAGGTCAGCTGGCTGAACGTCGACGTGTTGGTCTGCGGGCGCGCGGCGGTTTCGCCGACCCAGCCGGAAGTGGTGCCGCGGTTGCTGAACAGCTTGCTGAAGCCGGCGCCCGAGATCGTCTGCACCGATGCGATGCCGCGCATTGGCGACATGCGCAGCAGGCGGTCGGTGATGGTACGGTCCCACTCGACCGGCGCCAGGTAGCCGCCTTCGGCAGCAGTGCCCTTGTTCATCGATGCTTGGATGTCGCCGCGCTGCATGTGCGCCTTGAACGCTGCACTGTATTCCTTGTCCTTCACCGGGCGGGCGTCGACGCCACCCATTTCGACGGCGGCCATCTTGGTGTTGGCAGCATCGACTGCGGCCTGCAGATCAGCGATGTTCGAATTGATCTGGTCGACCTTCAACGCCTGGAACGAGTCGGCCTGGCCCTTCTTGATGTCGTCCAGCTGTTTGGTGTGCTCGGTCTTGAACGTGGCGAACGCGTTGTTCAGAGCATCGACAGCCGCTTTGACATCGAGGTCCGCGCGCACGCTGACGATGCCGCGAGTGACGCCAGCCTCGGCGGCGGCCATGCCAGTGATCAGGGCGGAGGCGATCATCGCGAACGCCATGGATTGCTTTTTCATTGTGTACCTTTCAGATTATTCAGGAGGTTTTGCAGGGATGCTGCGACTTCAGGACCAGCGCTCGACGTGGTCGGATTTTCAGCAGCGCCCGGCGTGCCAGAAAATAGGGATCGGAGGGTGTCGCGGCGCACCGAGCGGGAATGCCCTGCGCGCGCCATCGACGCCTCGACGAGCGCCAGGGTCTTCTTGTTCCCCTGCGCTTTCGTGTCGTGGGTGATGCTGGAGCGGTCGACCATGCCGGTGGCAAATCCATCCTTGATGGCTTGACTGGCGCCGATCCAGGTTTCGGCGTCCATCATCGCGGCCGCTTCCTTGACCGACTTGCCCGACCGTGCGGCGTAGACTTCGGCCATGGCATCGTCGAATGGTGCCAGCTGCTCGGATGCGGCTTTCATGTCGTGGCGGTTGCCGACGGCGACGGCCCATGCGTTGTGAATCATCAGGAACGAGCCATCACCCATCAGGATCTCGTCGCCAGCCATGGCGATGACCGACGCAGCCGAAGCGGCCAGGCCCATCACCTGGACGGTGACCTTGGCCTTGTGCTGACGCAGCAGGTTGTAGATGGCCACGCCTTCGAAGAAGTCGCCGCCCGGCGAGTTCAGGTTCACGACCACATCGCGCTCGCCGATCGTGCGCAGGATGCCGGCCGCACGGCTGGCGGTGAAGCCCGAGCCGTCCCACGACGCCCCGATCTGTTCGTAGATCGAGATCGACGCAGCGCCCTCGACAGCCGCGCTGACGCCCGGCTCCCAGCGCTCGAGCGCCTCAGGGCGCATGTCGAACTGCGCGGCGCCAATGCGGGCATCAGCCTTGATTTCAGGTAGTTGGAGCAGGGACATTCGCATTCCTTGTGACGGTGCTTTCGAGCGACTCGCATGTCGGGTCGTCGGATTTGGGGAGGTCCAGTCGATCTCGAACCTCGTTCTGTTTCATGAACGGTTTGCTGCCGCCCGATCCGAGAGCCTTGGCGAAGAAGTCAGCCTGGTCCTTGAGCGTGCCGCGCAACAGCGCATGCTCGTTGAACTTGGCCGCGTACAGATCGCTTTCCTCTTCGCTGAGCAACTTGAGCGCGATCTCGTCTTCCCAGATGTCGAACCAGTGCTGCAGCCCGTATTGCACGAAGAAGATTCCGAGCTGCTCGATGCCACTACCCCAGGAGGTGTCGTCCATCATCAGTAGCGGACGCGGTACGCCGAACGCCCGGGCGATTTCCTCGATCTGGTGGTTTCGCCCTTCTTGCAGCTGCGAGTCGTTGGCGGTGTTTGCCCACTTCTCAGCCTTGATGTTGTCCTCGAGGACCATCCATTTGTGCGCCTGGTCAGCGCCGGCGTATCGCGCCTGCAAACTGTTCTGGATGTTTTCGATTTGCTGCGGGTTGAGCTTGTTCGGGTACGACAACGCACCGCCGGCCATGACGCCATTCTTGAAGATGCGCGCTGCAGCCTTCTGGGCCTGCAGCGCCAGGCCGATCGACTCGCGCGCCTTGTCTACGCGCGAGAGGCCGACCAGCCCGTGCTCGTCCGCCGCCAGATCAGCAAGATGGAAGATGTCGCGCGCCGCAAGAGTAACCATGCCGCCATCCGGGCGCTGCACCTCATATCGGACAGTGAAGTCGTCGTTCATCTTCGGCGTGACTTTTCGCGAGTCCAGCGGGATCAGCCGCACCACCGTATTGCCCCGCCAGATCACCCTGGCATAGGCGTTTCCGTAGATGAGCGCGCGCAGCTGCATCGTGCTCTTGAACTTGTACGGCCCCTGAAAATCATTCGGACGACGCTTGAGCACTCGATACAGGGGATGGTCAACGGCGTAGGCCTTGTCCTCGCCGCGGATCGTCAGGTTCAACGGGAGCATGCCGATCGATTCGGAGATCAAGCTTACGCAGCGCAGCAGCGCCATGTTGTCCAGAGCCTTCAGCGCGGTGATGTGCTCGCCGCTGGCAGTCTCGCCACCGCGCATGAAGTCCATCAGGTCAGCACTGGCCAGAGATGCGAAGGCTTGCCCCACTGGCCCGAGCTGCGGCACAGGATGTTCCTCTGCCTGCGCGGCGAGCTCGCCGACCGCGACCGCGACCGTCGCTTCCGACGGCCAAAACCGGTCAAAAAATCCCATTGGGTTCCCTTAAAACATCAGAATGCCGCGCTCGGTGTAGGCGGACTCGGCAGCGAACTCACCGCTAATTGCCCGGTTCATGCCCATGATTGTTGCGACGATGCCGTCGATCTTCTGCTCCGCCTTCTCTTTGCGCGGGTAGATGTTGTCCTTCGCGTCGAGCTTGGCAACCACGTTGGAAGCCATCCAGGTCAGGACCGGATTGCCGTCGTGGTGCACGCGGCCAGCCTTCACCGCGCTTTCGAATTCCTTCATCGGCAGGGAAAGGTTCTTCACCGTCTGCCCTACCTCGACCGCTGTGATTCCGCGCTTGGTCAGCCGCTGCTCGAGCTGGGCCGCGCGGAACGGATCGAACACAACCTCTTCCGGACCGTACTCGCCGACCAGCGCCAGGGTGTCTTCCTCGATCAGGTCGAAGTCGATCTCGGCCCCCTCGTGCTGCTGGAGCGCCCCTTCGATTACCCACTTGCGGTATGCGCCAGCATTCTTCGGATCGTTCTCGATGGCGTGCTCAGGCAGGTAGTAGTGGCCGAACAGGTAAAAGTGCTGCTTGCCGTCGATCTCCTTGACGAACATCAGCATGATCACGCACACGTCCGACCGGCTGGCCAGGTCGAGAATCACGTAGCAGCGCTCCCCCTTGAACTGCTCCGGCTTGAGCTTCGGATCCGCGCACTTGTTCCAGTCCAGAATATTCAGCCAGGCCGACTTCGCCGAGCACCAGATGTTCAGGTGTTTAGTTTTGAAGCGGGTCTGCTTCGATGCGCTCTGCACAGCCTGGCGTTGCTGGCTGAGCAGGAAGTCCTCATCGACCGATATGCCCAGGTTCGGGTTGGCCTTGTAAAGCGACTTCGGGTCGTCCCAACGGTCCTTGTCGTCGATCGTGTAGATCAGGGCAAACAGCTCGTCGTTGTCGAGAACGCCGTCGAGAACCTTCTTCGCCTCCGACTCCTGGTCGAAGCACGGACCGGCGATGTTGAAGCCGGCCGTCGTGATCATCAGCATGAGCGGTTGCTCACGCGAGCCCATGCCGGTCTCCATCGTGTCGACCAGATCGCTGGTGTCGTGCTCGTGGTACTCATCCACGATCGCGCACGAAGGGCTGGAGCCGTCGCCGGGCTTGCCAATCACCGGCTCGAAGCGCGAGCCGTCGCCTGGATTCACCAGTGCCTTCGCCCACACCTCGGCGCCCAGCGCATCGCGCAGCTCGGGCGTGCGCTCGAGCATCTGCTTGGCTGGCCGGAAAACTTCCCATGCCTGCTTTTCGGTGCCGGCGCCGGCGTATACCTCGGCGCCGAACTCGCCGTCGGCAGCGAACATGTACAGGCCGATGCCCGAGCCGATGATCGACTTACCATTCTTGCGCGGCACGGCGAAGTACGCTTTGCGAAATCGCCGGCGTCCGTCCTTCTTCAGCTTCCAGCCAAACAGCGCGCAGAAGGCAAAGCACTGCCAGGGCTGGAGAACGATGAGCTCGCGCTTCTGCGCCCACTTGCCCTTGGTGTGGGGCATGAGAGACAGAAAAGTGCACACCCGGTTCGCCGCGTCGACGTCGAAGTAATACTTGGCACCGCGCTTTCTCGCTGCCTTGAGGTCGTCAAGATGACGCTTGCACGCCAGGCGCACCCACTTGCACGCCACGATCTTTTTCT